CTAAAGCAATTTTATACAATTCTGAAATTAGAATACGTTGTAATCTGTCAATTGTGCGACCAAAACGGATATCTTCAGCCGCTAATGTAGCTTTACCAGATAAATTTTCATCATAGCCCATAAATGCTTTGGGCACTTTAAGAGCAGCAAATAATTTTTCTCTTAGGTATTCTACGTCTTCGATTGCGGCGTAATCTAAACCTTTTGTCGTATCAATTTTAGTTGCTTGATCATTACCTCTAATAGGGATATAAAAATCCTCCATTATGTTTTGCATATTATAATTCAGGTTATACTCACCTGTTTTATGGTCCATTAAAGGTGTACGCTTCATTGTAGAAATTGTTTTCTGCATGAAGTTTTCTACCTCATTTGGGGGAATAGAACCAACGTTAATATAGAAAATACGTTTTTCTGGGGCGCGGACAATTCTATGGATTAACATTGCATCTTCCATCAACGCATATTGCTTGTATAATTTACGAGCAGGTTCAATGTATGAACGACCATATGGAAGATAATTTACATCCGATAGTAATCTAAAGTGAGCAATCTCATAATTATCAAATGTAATAGTATTACCAGCTGCTCTTTGATTTGGTGTATTATAATATCCTGAAGAGGTGCCACCATAGATACCTTCGGGGTTGTAATTAAATACTACTTTAGATGGGTGTTCTGGGTCAAAATTTTCTTGTCTTTCAATATGGTATGCTGAATATGGGATTACATTATAAACGCCATATTTTTCTGAAATTTCTAGTTTAAGGAAAAAGTCACCATATTTACACATTTGGCGAGTCCAAGACCACAAATTAAATTCAACGTTTAAGATATCGTAGAATAAATTGTAGAGGATCTTTTGAATATCATCATCCGAGGATTTGATTTGAAGTACTTCACCCATATCATTTTTAAGAGTACATTCATCAGCAATAATATCAAGTGCAGAAGCAATAATAGCATCTGTATCCATTAAATCATAATCTGAGTAGATGTAAGTTCTTAAATACTGATAGTTCATATTGAACTGAGCTCCGTATAAAGAAGTTGAGGCTGGGTTTTGATAGATACCAGAGAATCTATCCATTAGAGAGTTTGTTTGGAACTCACCAGAGGTTTGAATGTGATCCGTATCGACTACTTTAAGTTGATTACCACCAACGTTTCTAATTACGACGTCGGAAGAAAATAATCTTTGTAGTCTTTTGAATAAACTAGTATCAGCCATTGTTTTGTTTATTATTATAAATATTACCTAAGAAGCCAACTAATGTCTTCAGTGCCACCATTGCCATACGGATTTTCAATCTTGTATGGATTTTGGGTACCATTAGCATTATAACCACCCTGCCAGCTTACTCTATTGCTAGAGATATTATTTAAAGTAGCTTTAGAGGCTTCTAAATGTTGTGATCTAAATTTGAATGAAGTATCTCTCATAAACATAGCGATACCAAATGCCATAACTAAATCATCATTATATCCTTGCTGTGCTTCCGCACGGCCATTCTTCCACATAAATACTTTCATTTCTTCAATCAAACGTCTTGATTGAATTGTAACATCTTTACCATTAACATATTCTTGAAACTTACCTACAATCATAGGTCGATTTCGAGATGTCATAGTAAAACCAGCTACCATTTTTGATGTATCCATATATTTGTCAAAATACGAATCACTCATTGCGGAATCACTCTTACTTGAATAGAATAGGTTAGTATATCCTCTTTCTATTACAGTTTGGATAGTTGCCCAACCAATAGAAGCATTTTCAATTACAAGTAATGCTTCATTATATTCAGTAGCTATACCTACTAATAAGTGTCCGTATTCTTTAGTGCCGAGTTGACCTTTATACTCAGCGACTTGAGTATTGGTTTCAATGTCGATAACATGGAATGCAGAGTAGTCCTTACCATCACCACGAGCAACGTCAGCAACCACAAGGTAGGATCTTGAATAATCAGCGGGTTCCCAAATCCATAGATTTTGGTCAGCACCACGTTTTTCAAGTGGATCCTTAATGTATGTTTGTTCATAAAATTGTAAGTATTCAGCGTAGAATACAGTGTCACCTGAGGTGCTAAAATCACAGTCACATTCTTGGGCTGCCATTCTAGGATCACCTAGTAATTCATCTTGTCTATCTCTCCATGATTGGTCTCGTTCTGGGTGAACATACCAAGGTAATTTGATTGGTAAGAAATCACTTTCGCCATTTTCTGCTCTAACCCATGTTTGATGGAACCAGTTACCTGTACCATAAGGAGTAGATAAAGCAATACACCCACCACCAGTAGCAAGTGTTTGTTGAGCTGAGGCCCAGATTTCGCCAATGTTATCAATAAAGGCAGCCTCATCAATTAATAGAAGAGAAACGGCTTCCGATCTACCTGCATCACTTGATGCTGAAGTAGCTTTAATTTGAGATCCGTTATTTAGTCTAAGTGTTAATTTGTTATTTTCGTCTGCTGGGATCTTTAGCCATGAAGGTAAATTTTCATACATGAATTTAACCTTCGTAACCATGTTTTTAGCTGTTTCTTGCTTGGTCGCAATACAGAGTACGTTTTTATCCTTTTGGAATAACATTAACCACAGAGAATAACCTGCACCTAATGTTGAGATACCTAACTGACGGGATTTAAGTACTACGGAATAAGGATTATCTCTAAATAAACGTAATACTTTTTCTTGGAATGGGTATAAATGGAATGGAATACGTCCACGTTGTGGGTGCTGAATAAAACAGTACTTCTTCATAAAGTGTACTGGGTCGGAAGCACACTTAATATATTCCTGTTGGATTATTTTTCTTAAATCTTGTTCAGCCATTACTTACCTATTTTCCAGTACATGCGGACTGTATAGACAGGTTGAAATTGTGGGTTTAAACCTATTCCAAAACCGTATGCATTTCTTTTTTTATTAACGTATAATAACTCACCATTAATATTTTGTAATTCTTGATTAGTTGTTCCTACCGAAATACCGCTAAAGAATTCATGTTTGAAGAGGTAAACAGTATTAGTAACTGTAGTTGTTGGGATGAATATGTTGGATTGAACATCTCTCATTGATATTAAGTTACGAGTAACCGTATCATTTATCACAATAGTACCAAGAGTATCAATCTTGATTGTATCTGTATAAAAGTATTTTGCGTAGTAATCTTTTAGAATACTTACAGTATCAATTGGCGCCTGGAAGGTGTCAATGTTTACTACGGTTTTTTTAATGTACTTAGGTACATATTTAGTTTTTGTAACTTTTAGGGTATCCCATTGAGTTACTACTTTTGTAATAACTTCGGGCTCTACTTTAGGAGTAGAAGAGCAGCTTCGTTGTAACAACAATAAAACTGCTAATACTACAATAAGTAAAGTCTGTATGTTTTTAAATAAGACTTTCAAGTTCTTTTTTGATTTTAGTTAACTCCTTCAAACGAGCCAACAAACGCTCTTTTTCTTCACCCTCGGCTTGTTTCCACTTATTAACAGTAGATTTCATTTCCTTAGTGGTGTCTTGTAATTTACGAGCTAGAGTTGAAACCGAATCACCTTTTTTAATATCTTTAGCAGACGGTTCTTTTTCGTCATCTATATCAAAATCATCTTCTTCTGTTATTTTAATAACATCATCATCTCCAGCTGCGGCTTTTGCTTTTGCTAAATCTTCAGGAGAAGTTTCAATTGTAGCTTCTTGAAGAACATCTACAATCATTTCTTTGATTTGTTGGGCTAATTCAGAGCGTTTCATACTAATAATTTAGTTATAAATATTATAAACCTAACTGAAATTTCATTTGTTCAATACGTTGTTCCGTAGGGCCTTCAAGAATGCCGTAGTTTTTGATACGATGTTTTTGTTGGCTTAAAATATGACGAATAATAGCATCAATTTCTTCTCTATAATTAGCATCAGTCTCACGAATACCATTATCCTCAATCTCTACACCTTCAGGTGAAACATAAAAAATATAATCGTATTCTCCAATTAAACGGGTAGCATAAGCATAAAATGCTTCTTTATCTGTCCAATCCATTGATTTAGAAGCTTGAGCGAAAGCCATAACATCAATTACAGTACGATCTGTAATAATATTTTCTTGGATGAGTTCACTTGCACGTTCTGCTAAAAATACTGTTTGTCCTTTAAGTGTTGAATCAGTATTTAATGGAATACCTTGTGACATTAAATATTTAGAACGTTCAGTTCTAAACATATAATCCTTAAATTCAGGTAACTCCTGTAAAGCATGAACAAGTGTAGTTTTACCTACACTCATTGTTCCACATAATCCTATTTTCATACGTTTTTATCATCTAACCATTTACGATACACTCTATAGCTATCACTATCAAAATGTTCTGTTGAAACCTCAAACAGAATACCATCAGCTTCACGTAGTTGTTCTTCGTGTACTTCACCAGTTTCAGTATCAATCCAGCGATATAAAAATTCACCTTCTTGAACGTACCAAGTCTCGTCTTTAATCAAGTGGTAGTGCATGCTAAAGTTACAACCTTTCTTGAACACAAGCAACTTACCACAATAGAGTTCGTTGTTTTCGAATATAATTTCGTGTCCCCAACCTTTAGGAACATTACATTCTTTACATTCTTTAGCGTTAATTACAATAGGTTTTTCCATATTACATTCGTGCTGTGCCTCGTAATGTAGCACTTTTATACCAAGGGAGACCTTCTCTGTCTTGGCGGGTTTCGGTCCATTCATCTTTAGTCATTTCAATACCATAAAGATAATAGGACTTTTTTAGTTCTGTTTCTTCACCTTCAATTGGCTCAATTGCGGGACCATCCCAATTGTGATACTTCCAAGCATCAGTTCCACTCTCTCTAAAGAAGTGATGGTATGCTCCATTATTACGCATACGTCTTACTTCATAAAATAATTCTTTCTTAGCCATAACTTATTTATTAAAATGTAATATTATCTCCCATATGATTGTCCCATTCGCAAATATACGAACCATTTTCTACTTTGCAAAATCGCCCTAGAATATCTTCAGCAACATATGTACCTTGAGCACCTGAAACTGTAATACCACGAGCTGATAGAGCATCACCTACAAAGTGAACATTATCAAATTGGTTTAGTGCTAGATTTTTATAATCTACA